GACCCTGTGGGCCACCAGCCTGCGAACCACCAAACCTAGTGCGAGAACTCAAAGACTTACGCACACGAGCGTTCGGATTACCGGCAACCTCCGCAGCCATGTAACCAGGCGCACCCTTCACAGAATCCACCTTGATAGCCAACAACGGGGTCACATCACGCTTACGAGAACCAGCCAACGAAATAGACACACGAGCCTTAGCCCCCTCCCACTTCAACGCGTAAGGCGTGTAACCGCCCATGCCAGACAATGGGGGAGTCACACCAATTCGTTGCTCAATCGTGCTCGACATATCCTTAGCCGTGTTTCGCAAGTCTTTCCGAAACTGACGAACCAACGCGGGATCTATGGCCTCCAACTTAGCCAGCATCTCACGCACACCCTCAGCGCGCACATCATACTCAATCATCAAAGACTCCCTAAGCCTAAGTTTACCGCCTACCGCTTAGGGTTATGCTTAGCAATCAAATAGCGTTCCATCGTCCACAACATTCGCGGCGACAACTGCACAAGCTCCCGAGGACTAATGCCCGTCTCGCACGCGATCACAGCAAGATTCCAATGAACCGACGATGCGCCGAGACCCGCTATTTTTTTACTTCAGGAACTTCCACGGCACTAATTTGGTCGGCGTAAGCGTCAAACTCGAGGCTGGTGGCCTTCGTGCGCGTCTCAGCCGTCCAGGCGATAAACACCATCCACGACAAACGAACACCCTTAGCGAAACTGCTTACGCTTGTGTCGTACTTGTCCTCGAATTTCATGAGGTCAGACACGATAGCCGTCACTTCACGGTTTGAACCATCCACGAACTTGATGAGTAGGTTAATTGGGTTCATGGTTACGCAGTGCCTCGCGTGATACCAGCAGTGCCAGCAGTCGGCCACGTCAGGTCGCGCGTGGCAAGGTCACCAACAGATCCGCTAATCGGGTTGACCTGCGATACCAGGAACACGCCCGTGTAAGACGGGTTAGATTGTGAGACCGAGCTCGAGGTTGGGGTTACAACCACGGTGGCGTTGCTTCCAAAAAGGTTGTAAATCGTTGAGTCAACAGCGTCCGAACCCGACGTGCCAAAATCGTTGTGGAACGAAAGCGTGATGCTTCCATCCTTCAGGCCGCCCACGCGGGTACGGAAACCCGAACCGCCGAACGCCGTCGTCTCAACCTCGTCAGCAGTGAGGTCAATCGTGACCGAGTTTAGGTGGTCAGAAAAGTTGACACCGTTGATAGTCGTCTTCACGTCGGTGAGCACGAATTTTGCCATTTTTTATTTCTCCATCATTCTGAATAGACCTGAACTGCAAAGTCGGCGGCAACAAAAGTTGTCTCGTTAATTGTAACACCGCCGAGGGTACTCATCTCTGAGAGCCTACAGTCGAAAGCCGCGCCGCCAAGGGTGCGATCCGACTGCACCGCCGTCTTTATCGAACGCTCCCCTGCGCCCGCAAAAGCGTCCAGTTTGCGCTGTGCATCCCGTTCAGCCACCCGACCAACAATCAGTGTCACCGTAAAGTTATAGACCGTCATGCCCCGGTTAAAGTCCAAATCATAGGTGATGCTATTGAGGCTAATGACCGCGATAGGTGGACTCGGGTTGTCGGGAATTTCGGCACTCACGCGGAGGTTCGGGATACTCGATATGTTCGCAGCCAACCCAGCACGAATCTCAGCAATAGCCACTATCCCGCACTCACCTTACGGAACGGCGAAAGCAACGCCTCCACGTCCGGATCAACACGGCCCACACGCATCGAACCAAGGTCATTGCTGATCACACCCATAGGCGAATCCAAACGCTTGAACAAACGCATCGCAAGAATCACCGTCGCCTGACGAATAGCCGCCGGAATCGCAGACCAACCAAACACGCCCACAACCTGAATCAACGCCTCGAGTTCGTAAAACGTCCCAACCGAGAACGTCGGCATCAAGTAGTTTCCCGTGGCTCGAATCCTCGTATAGGGCGTAACAAGTCCACCGGCGACACCGTTCAACGGCTCAAGCTGATAATCGCTTGTCTGCCAGGTGATGTCATACGTCACACCGTCACTGGAACTTTTTAGAGTCGTCACAGAAATGATGTCGTCAGTGGTCACTGTGTAAATGTTTGTCGGCGCGTAAACCCTTGTGGCCGACGTGCTGTAAAAGACGCGCTCGCAGTAGCCGTCAATTTCCCGGCTGGCACTCTCAATGGCCAACTCAAGCAACGAATCGTCGATGGAATCCTGAACGCGCAACGCCGCCTTCAAATCAGCAAGCGTGCAATATCCGTTGACAATGGCCATGCTTCTAGTTTACCGCGTCACACCCCGAAAACAGGTGCGCCGTCAGTTGCCCCAATCGTTTGCACGTCGAATCTTCAAAGACCATTCACCCGCCGAAACGTCGTCGCGGTCAATCTTTCGCACGAAATACGTTTCGTTCAAACCGTAGGTGCGCGCGTTATGTTTAGCCCACTCAGGATCATGCACCGTTCCCTGCTTCACATGAGAATGTGGCGCGCTTGCCCGGTGAATCTTCACACCGGCAACCTCACACCGTCGCTGGTAATCGTCATCCTCAAAATTTGCCGGGTACAGGTTCTCATCAAACAGCCCGATTTGGGAGACAATCATTTCACCAACACCAAAGAACTGATAGTGCGGCCACTCATCCGAAATCGTCAACCGATCCGGCAAACACTCTCGCGCAAACTTCTCCAACGCACCAGGCTCAAAAACCACATCATCACTCGCCACCAACCACCACGGGGCAAACGGTTGCAACTTGATACCAAGATTCCACGAAGCCGCACACCCAAGATTTGCCGGCATATTCAACACCCGATAATCCGCTACACAATCCGGTATCGAATCAGTGCCCTCAAAGTTGGCGTTCGGGTTGTTGTTGATAATGATCAGCAAGCCCACCGGGTAGTCGATACTCTTTAACATTTGCGTCAACAGGTCATGCCTGGTCAACGTGGGCACGATCATGCTAGGAATCATTACGCCCCCGAAACCAAAACGCAGGGCCATCCAACACCGCAGCAGGAAGGTCAGGCAACTCAGCCAACTGAGTCATCGAGTTACCGTTCTCCACCGCCAAACCCTCCACCCAACACTTCTCCACCCAGTCGTCCATGTTCTCGCGCACCAACTCCTGATGTGAAAAGTTGCGCCACTTTGTTTGCAAATCCTCAAGACTCAGAAACGATGATAAATGCCAACCGCCACGAATCTCAGGCAAGTACTCCCGTGACCGGATCAGGTCAACAAGATCCTTATCTTTGAAATTTCCTAACGCGCCCGAAAGCGAAGCCAACTCCACTTGCTGAAACCACCGCGCCGACATTTGGTATTTGGTTAGATTCCAAACCGACAACTCAGGCCGTATCAGCTCGAGGTCAAGGAACTCATCCACATCGCACACGGCCACGAGAGCATCATCCGGCAACCCGAGACTCATCAGGTACGCAAACGCCTCGCGCCGAAACGCATACTCATTCGCCCACGGGTTCGGATCAGTGCCGCCCTCCACCAAGAAGTGCAACACATCCTCAAGGCCACTCAAATCAGACACCGGTTTGTCCAACCCAGTAAACGAACGCGTGGACTCATACACAATCGTCAAATCGGCTTCCATGTGTTGCATACGCGCTTGCAACATTTCAGCCTCACCCGAATACGAAACAAAATCAACTAGCAAAATACTCCCTCAAGAACGGCAACCAACCCCACTTCCAGACACGTTCAGCATCGAACTGGGACGCGAACTCACGGGCAACCTTAGACGTGCCCCTAGGGGCCTTGTAAGCCTCCACAAGAGCACTATGAATCGAATCCACCAGTGGGATCTGCCACCACGCTTTTTGCGGTTCATCCCAAAACGGCACACCCTGCAACAAGAAACCATCCTCAGCCACCAGGTCGGCACTCGCCGCCCACCCCGACGCGATCACACGACAACCCGCGGCCTGAGCTTCAATGACCGGAATCCCGAAACCTTCGCCGTAAGAAGGGTTAGCCAACACGTCAAACGCACTGTAAAGCGCAGCCATATCCTCCTGCGAGTAGCCTTTCCGCAAACGGTCACGCTCCGGAAAAATGACCGACTCAGGCGGGACACCACACGCTTGCAACAAAACCGGCAGGTCAAACCCGCCCATGATCCCAGACGGTTCGGTATGAATATACAGTTTCGATTTCGGGTAAGACTTTAGAAAGATAGACCACGCCAAAATCAGTTCTGAGTATGCCTTGCGATGCACGATCTGGTTCGCCTTATTCGCGCTCACCACGCCCACCAAAAACTCGTCAGGCTTCACCCCAAGATATTCGCGCGCGTTTACCCCGTCGCTCATCGTCTCGCGGTACTTAAAAACCTTCGTGTCAATGGCGTGCGGAATATACGTTGACGCGATACCTGCCGCCTCTAGTTGGCGTTGCCCATGCGGAGACATCGTCACCGGTGTGACGTTCGGCCTCAACAACCACTTGGCAACTGCTGGTGGCAAACTCATGTGATCCAACGGAACCCACGAAATGAACTTCGCCGGAAAATCGTTACGCGCCGGCACATCGTTGTAAACCCACACGTCGTAAAGTGTCAACACCGCATCAGGCACACCCGGATTCTGCCCCACCCAATCCTCATGCCACGGCTGGATCACATCATCGCTGTACTGCTTGAACCCTCGAGGGTAATGAGGGATCTTCTTACCAGCAAACTCAAGCTCACCAGGCGAACCCTCAAGCCCGTAATTACTCAACGCCGCCACCTTGATACCGTGGCGCACCATCTTCTCCACCAACATCGCACCCTGTTGGCCATAACCCGTCGGTTGCCCAGGCGAATTAGACACAAGTGAAATGAGGCCGTCAATTTGTTCGTAGGTCATGCCAAAAGTTTAGTCGGATATGTTGCCAATGTCAGAAAGTGGCGTTATCCTGAAATTCCCCCAAAAGAAATCCCCCCCGGTGAACCTACAACACCGAGGGGGATTTCAGTTTTTACAACCGCTTAGGCAGTACCACCACGGAAGTGAACAACGCTGGCAGCACCAAGACCGGAGTCTCCGCGCCACGTCACACGGAACGTCGTAACGTCCTGGTTGAAGGCGTAATCCTGGCTCTGGGCCACCTGGATGCCACCAGCCTGACGAATAATGAAGTCGTCGAGCTTTCCGTACACGATTGACTTCGAGGCGGCAGTTGCTTCAACAGCCGGCATAGAAGCGTTCTCGTGGATCACGTTGCCCATCAGGTAATCGCGGCCATCAACCGAAATTGACGGTGCGAAAATGAAGTTGCCAGCCGTGTCCTTGATCTTGCGAATAGCAGCAAGAGCAGTCGTCGAAACCATGAACCCGTAGGATGCGCGGTTGTCACCGGCTACCGAGTAGGTCAGGTCAACGAGGTTCTCGTAGGTCGGGACGCCGCCGGAGGCCGTACCGGTTACAGCCAGGCTACTAGCCGTGACCAATCCGGTGGGCTCCACTGTGCCCGTGCCTACGGTCAATTTTGCACCCGCATCGAACGCGATTTCACGCGAAGAAATACGAGCAACCAGGTCGAGAAGGTTTACGCCACTGTCGGCGATGATCTCGTTCGACAGGCTAACCAACGCACCGAACTTGTAAGCACCAAGGTTCAACTGGCTGAGCGTAGGGTTCGACTCAGCAATAGCAGAACCAGCAGCGGTCAGTGCATACGTTCCCGCAGCCGTAACCTTTGGGATCTGCAGCGTGTTGCCGCCAGTGGTGTTGATGATGGTGGACGTGGTGAACAGCGGGTTGCTGTTCTGAAGGAACGTGAACACCTGGTCGTAGAACGCGTAAGGAACAACGCCCGAACCGCTAGTAGGGGTAAGAGCGGCGCGGAACTCGTGTCCACGCATTTCGCCCATAGCAATGCTACGAAGAATCGCAGAATCGTCACGAGACTCAACAGCAGGAACGAAACCGCGTGCGGCCTCAGCAACCTCAGCCTGACGCTCCTCAGAGCGACGTGCTACAGCAATGCCGTTGTCGATGTCGGCAATACGAGCCTCAAGACGCTCAACGTGTCCAAGGTCGTCAACGGTGAGGCCACGAGCCTCGGATTCAGCCCGATCAAGGATGTCGCGCACCTGGAAGATAAGGTTGGCGCGTTCCTCAGTCTGGCCCTTAATGAAATCACTCATGTGAATACTCCAAAGGTAGAAAGGATTATGAACGGTAACCGCTGACGGAAAACCTTGCGCCGCCGCTAACGGTCAAACGCATACCTTAAGAATACCAAAGTCTCTAC